CTCTTTCTTTCTTTCAGAGCGTTTTAGAATGATTCCCCTAGACACTACACAGATGACCGAAATAGAAAAAAACTTGATCCAGGACTATAAGCAAGAGCACGGCAGTGAGGGCCTTACTTATAGGGCAAAACAGCTGATTTCCACGCTGGCTAGCATGATAGAGGATGAGCAGCGGCTGGAGGCTGTCTGCAAACAGCATGGCAGCGCCTACATGACTAAAGGCGACAAAGGGCAGGAAGTGCATAAGCACCGCCCTGAGCATGTAGAGCTCATGAAGGTGCGACAGATGAAACTGCAATATTTAAAACAGCTAGGCCTGGGCGTAGCAAAAGACCAAGTAGAAGCGTGGTAAACATGAAAACAGTAACAAGCGTCAGCGGGGGACAATCGTCCGCATACATCGCGGCCAATTACCGCTCTGACTATTATGTGTTCGCCTTAGTGTGCATTGAGGACAGGAACTGCACCCCAAAGGATAAGGGCTTGGTTCAGGAAGTAAGTGACCGGATCGGGCGGGAGTTTATCGCCACGGCGGAAGACGATACCATTCTCCACACTATTCTCGACCTTGAGCAATACTTGGGCCAGCGTATTGATTGGGTGGCCGGGGACACCTTCGACCACGTCACAACCCATAAGGGGGGGTGGTTGCCTAATAAGCTGCACCGGTATTGCACGGTGGAGATGAAGCTGCGCCCCATGTTTAGGTGGTGGAGGGAAAAAATAGGGGAGCCCGTAAATATGCAAATTGGATTTAGAGCCGGCGAGGAGCGCAGGGCTAAACGAATGAAGGAAAGGCAGAATAGTGCTGGGCTGCTTGAGTTTAAAGACATTATTGGCAAGCATAACAACGGAAACAACAAATGGGCAGAGATCGCCTGGCAGAAGCCAGTCTTTCCAATGATTGAGAACCGCATTCATCGTGATGATGTCGTTAATTTCTGGAAGGGCAAGCCAGTGCGCTTTGCAAGCATGAACAACTGCGTGGGCTGTTTTCATCGCAACCCCATGCTATTAAGGAAGATGTGGCAGGCCCACCCCAAGAAGATGGAGTGGTTTGCTTCGCAAGAGCGCAAAGAAAAAAAAGGTCAATGGAGATCGGACGTTAAATATGACGCCATTAAGCTGCACAAACTACAGTTTGAGCTGGATATAAATGATTTTTCAGAGTGCGATTCCGGACACTGCGGACTGTAATTACGCCCCTGTGAATGTTTGACCAAGCAAAAGCCCAGCACGCCATAGATTGGATAGAAACCTACTGCAGCCATGTAAAAGGCGAGCTAGGCGGTCAGCCATTTATCTTGGAAGAATGGCAAAAGACCGACATAGTAGGCAAGATCTTTGGCACGCTGCGGGCAGATGGGCTGCGGCAATATCGCACGGTTTATATAGAGCTGCCACGCAAAAACGGAAAGACCAACCTAGCCAGCGCAATTGCTTTGTATATGCTATGCGCAGAAGGCGAGCCGGGCGCAGAAGTAGTGAGCGCAGCAGCTGACAGAAATCAGGCGCGCATCTGCTATGAGATAGCTCAGAACATGGTGCGCCAAAATGAAACACTGAGCAGGCGCTGCAAGGTGCTACAGCACGGCATAAGCTATAAAAACAACGTCTATAAAGCCATCAGCGCAGAAGCAGGCACGAAGCATGGCTTTAACTGCTCTGCTGTAGTTTATGACGAAATACATGCGGCCAAATCGAGAGAGCTGTGGGATGTGCTGGCAACCTCAGTAGGATCCAGGAGGCAGCCGCTGGTGATTGCCATAACAACTGCAGGCCATGACATGAACAGCATATGCAGAGAGCTGCACGATTATGCAAAAAAGGTAGAGAGCGGGGATGTAAAAGATGAGAGCTTTCTGCCCATTATTTACAGCGCTGATAGGTCGGACGATTGGCGCAAGGAAAGTACATGGAAGAAAGCAAATCCCGGCTATGGGTCTATCTGCAAAGCTGATTATTTCAAGCAGGAGGTGCTCAAGTGTCAGGCAAATCCTAGGCTGATAAATACCTTTCTACGTTTGCACCTCAACATTTGGACGCATGCAGAAACTCGCTGGGTTACAGATGAGGAATTTATGCGGGGGGCCACAGAATTTACTGAGGCAGATATAGCCGGCTTACCACTATATGTCGGCTTAGACCTTGCCAGCGTTAAAGATCTTACCGCGGTAGCCATGCTTTGGATAGATGAAGCCAAAGACGTAAAGTATTTACGGTGCCAGCATTTTATAAATGAGGTAGCCGCTACAGGCAGACAAAAGCGCATGGGCGTTGACCACATCACTTGGCAGCGCATGGGCCTAGTAGAAATAACAGAAGGGAACGTAACAGATTTGCAGCGCGTGCGTGCATTTATAGAGCGCATCCACGATACTTATAACATTACAGCGTTGGCTTTCGATAGGTACTATAGTGAGATGCTAGTTCCTGACCTTGTAGCCTATGGCATAGACTGCCAGCAATTCGGACAGGGTTACGCTTCAATGAGCTATCCGACTAAGGAAATGGAAAGCTTACTATGCAGGGGCCACATCTTGCACGCTGGGCATCCTGTGCTGCGTTGGCAAGTAGGCTGCGTGCAGTTACAGCGTGACGATGCCGATAACATCAAAGTGAGCAAAAAGAAAAACCAAGAGAGTCAAAAGGTAGATGGCTGGGTAGCGAGCATTATGGCTTTGGGTTGCTACTTCAACAACAGCGAGCCTGCACCGCTCTTAGAAGTTTACCAGCTATAGCGCTGTATTTGTTATCTTTAGCCTATGGCAAACAGGCTACAACGATGGGCAAAGCAGTTACGGATGCGCGTGGGGTATTACAGCCCGGAAGATGTCGCAATGCATGCGGGGCTAATACCTTACGCAAAAACAGCTGTCCCTGTAAGCCCGCAAAGTGCAATGGGTGTGGCAGCTGTTTATGCCTGCGTACAGAAGATCAGCAGCAGCCTAGCCAGCATGAATTTAAACATTTACAAAGTGGACGCTGCAGGGCGCAGCATTGCTGATGGCCACAAAGTAAATAAGCTGCTGCAGATGGAGCCAGCGCCTGATCTAACCAGCATGGAGTTTTGGGAGGGCATTATTTCGCACGCTTGCATGTATGGTGTAGGATACGCGCGCATCGTTTTTGGTTCAGATGGCCGCCCGGAGTTTCTCCTGCCTTTGGACAATAGCCAGGTAACTAGAAAAATAACTGATTCAGGCACCTTCTATAAGATCCAAGGCGGGGAGATGTTGAGCGAGCGCGAAATGTTTACGGTGTGCAATCTGTTTAGAAGCTCACCCATTCGCATGCATGCTAGCAGCATTGGCCTTAGTCAGGCGGCCCTAAATTTTGGAAATGAATATTTCAGCAATGGCGGGCAGATGACAGGCGTGCTGACTAGTGAGCAGGCACTGCGTGAGGATCAAGTGCGCACAGTGCAAACTAGTTGGAACAATAGCGGCACGCAGGCTGGCACAAAGCTGCTGCCTTTTGGCTTCAAATACCAGCGCGTAAGCGTTAGCCCTGACGAGGCACAGTATATAGAAACGCGCAAGCTCGGTGCTGAGGAAATCGCCCGCATCTTTAGCGTTCCAGGATCTCTCATCGGCATTGCTGGGCAGGCTACTTACAATAACATGGAAGCCCAAAATTTGCACTTTAAGCAGCATTGCCTTTTGCCTTGGGCACGCAGGGTAGAGCAGGAGATAGATAGAAAGCTGCTGCTAAGCTCTGAGCGTTCGCGCTACTATGCCCGTTATGATATGGACAGCTTGAGCCGCGCAGATAGCGCGAGCCGCTCGGAATATTACCAGCAGGCTCTAGCTCACGGCTGGATGAATGTGAACGAAGTCAGGGCCCGTGAGGATCTAAACAGCATTGGGGCTAAAGGGGACATTTATACTACCCAGGTCAACACTTTAAGCCTTGACCATCTGCAAGCGTACAGCGAGAAACTGAGCGAAAAGCAAGGGGCGACCGTAGCCGCCCCTCTAGAGTAATTGGCTTTCGCCTCAATTACGCCCCTGTGTGAGACAAATATAAGCAATGGAACAGAATAAGCAAATTGAAAAGCGCACCGCAGAAATCCGCGCGGGAGAAAAGCCTATGGTGCTGGAAGGTTATGCAGCAGTCTTTAACTCTGAGACGCAAATAGCAGACTTTCGTGAGCAAGTAGCGCCGGGCGCTTTTAGCGGCACCTTAGAGCAAGATGTAAGGTTTTTGCTTAACCATGACGGAGTGCCCTTTGCCCGCACTTCAAACGGCAGCCTGCAGCTCACAGAAGATGAGCACGGCCTGCACTACCGCGCAGAGCTCTTAGATACTCAAAGCGGGCGGGATCTGTACGCTATGGTAAAGCGCGGCGATTTGAATGAAAGCAGCTTTGCCTTTACTATCGAAGATGAGGTGTGGGAAGATGATCTACGCACTATCCGCAGCGTGGGCAAGCTTTTCGATGTGAGCGTGACAACATTCGGCGCATATCCGCAGACATCAGCAGAAGCTAGAGCAAAAGGAAAAGAAAAAAAGCAACCCGCTGAGGATGTGGCTATTAAAGAGAAAAAGCCTATCTTAGAGCCACAGACGAGAAAGATGCAGAACTACACTTTAAATGATTTGCAGGCCCTGCGTGAGCAGAAGCAAGAGCGGCATACTGAAATGCTCGCTACTATCGACAGCGAAGGCCGTGAGCCCTCTAATGATGAGATGACGCTGGCCCGGTCACTGCATAAAGAAATTGAAAAGCTCGATAAGCAAATTGAGCTCAAGCGCCAAAGTGAAATGCAGGCCAAGGCTATGGCCTACGCTACAGCACCTAGCCACAGCCAAAGCAGCGAGGTGAATAGCGTTAATGCACGCTTTAGCCTTACGCGCGCGATCCAAAACGCAATGGCGCAGCGAGCGCACAGCGGTGCTGAAGCTGAGTGGATGCAGGAGCGCTAGCGCGAGCAAAGCGCCATGGGCCTTTCTGTCAGCTCAAATATTGGCATTCCTAGCATCGCACTCGAACAGCGTGCTGCTGCCGGAGCAGATAACTTCTTGGCTCAAGGGCAGGGCGCTGGTGATGGCTTCGTTCCCACCAACGTGCCCGGAGCTATTGAAGCTCTGCGCGCTCCTGCCGTCATTGAGCAAGTAGGCACTACAGTTATCACGGGAGCTACCGGAAATATTCAATTTCCGCGCATCAGCACCCCGGCAGCTGTGGCTTTGACTACAGCCAGCACAGACCCTGATACAACTTACGACGCAGAGATTGGCGCAGCAGCCGACTCAGGCATGGACATGGACAGCGTAACGCTGAAGCCACGCCGTGCCGCTGCTAAAACTCAATATAGCCGCTTGCTCATCGAGCAGGGCGGTGCTGACGTTGAGCGCGTTATTGCTGGTGATTTGGGCGCAGCTATGGCTGCCTTTATCGACGATTTTTGCTTCGATAGCATTTTGACTAACTGCACTACAGGAGCAGTTACCAGTGGCGTTATTACTAATGATATTCTGTTTCAGCTTGAGGCCGCTATCGTAGCAGCGGGCGCAAATATCAATGGGGCGCAGTTGGTCGCAAGTACCGGAGCGCACCCAGCGCTGCGTGGCTTGGCTGGTGTAGACGCTGTATCAGCTTTGCTGCCGCAGTATCAGTACACGGTAACGCCTTACATGGCATTGGCTAGCGCCAAGCCTTTCGCTTACGGTAACTTCGGTCAGGCTGGCATCTTATCCTACTTTGGGGGGCTGGATTTGCTCGCTGATGTATACGGTGCCAATGCCACTAATGGACAGGTAACTTTGCACGTCAATCGTTTCTTCGACTTTGGTATTCGCCAAACTGCAGCAGTTGCCTGCTACACAGGAAACGACGCCGCTTAAAACATCGCCCGGCAAGGGGCGTGATTTGGTTCAGGTTTTGGAAAGGGGTAGGGCTAGCGAGCCCCGCCCCTTTTTTTTAGATTCAAGAGATGAGAATAGAAGTAACCAGCGCAGCACCTGACTATAGCACGGTGCTCAGTGTAGCAGATTTGAAGGCACACCTCCGGGTGACGCATAACGTAGAAGATAGCCTAATAGCTAGCCTGCGCGATGCTGCCTGTAGCTACCTAGAAAATTACTGTAATACCAAGCTTCACACTACAGAGGCAGTAGGTTACGTGCGCAGCTTTCATTACTGCCAATTTCCTGTGGGGCCTGTCACCAGCATCACCAACATTAAGTATCAAACCACCAGCAGCACTGCTCCTGATGACTTGGCCACGCTAGATCCGTCTACATACTACACCACCACGAGCACACAGCCTGCTAGCGTGAACTTTATCAATACGCCCACGCCTTACACTTATGCAGAGTATCCTGTGCAGATTGCTTTTGAATATGGGCACGCTACCCCTCCTGCATTGATGGTGCATGCTGCAAAGCTGTTAGCTGCGCATCTGTATGAAAACAGGCAGGAAGTAACCGACCGCACCAGCTTTCAAATTAAGCTAGGCATAGAGGCTTTAGTAAGCCCATTCCGTAACATTTTGCAGCCATGAAACAGGCAGGCCGTAGGGATAGGCTTATTAGCATCATGAGGCAAAGCACCACGCTAGACGATTACGGCAGCGTGAGCGGGAACACATGGACAGAGTTTAAACAGCTTTGGGCTGAGCTGCTACCTAGGGGCAGCCGGGCGGCTGTTGAGAATGTGGCTGCTTATCAGCTCTTTCCTGAAGCTAGAACTGTCTTTATTGTAGACCACCCGGATCCAGGATCCGCAGGCAGCTCTGAGATGATTCTGCACACTGACCGGGTGTACTGGGATGGCCGGCAGTTTTTTATTCAAGGCTTTGAGGAAATCGGCAGGCGTAACGGGCTGCGGATTTATTGCACAGAGAAAGGCGATGGAATTTCGTAGTGAGTGGCAAGGGCTCGAAAAGCTGCTACGGGATACCGAAAAGCTCGCCAACCTTCACGGCAAGAAAACTAGAGAGCTTAGAGCAATTAATAAGAAAGCTGCACAGTATGGCGTAGCACCTTATAAGTCTGCTATCCATCGCGGCAAGTTAGTTAGGGTGCGTAGGTCAGGCGCTAGCTCAGCACGCTGGGAGGGCGGCAAGCGTGGGCCAGCTCAGGACATTATGCCGGGCACCTTGAAACGTAGCATTAAAGTTATCCAGCCAGCTAACGGCACAAATGTGTGGCTAGGCCCTAAGAGCACCGCAACCTTTAAAAAGAAAGGCCTTAAGCAAATCAACCGCAGCGATGCCTGGTTTAGTGATATTGTGAATGCAGGCCGCGAGAGGTACGGGCCGGGCAGAAATCGGAATTTTGCCAGCAAAGGCATAAAGCGTGCGCAGCGTGCTATTTTGCCACATCTCAAAAGGATGCATAAGAGTTTCATTTTAAAACACTTCTAACATGGAAACAGGTAAAGCTATCTACAGCATCCTCACAGATGCGGATCTTACAGGCGGCGCAACCGTGCACCCGGAGGTAGCGCCTGAAAACGCAGCCTTTCCTTTTGTTGTTTACAGCATTCAGAATATTGCACCTAGCAATCAGAAGCAGACTACCAGCACGCTAGACGAGAGCACCCTAGAAGTTTATGTAATGTCTAACAACTACGGGCAGTGCATGGATGTGGCTGCAGAGTGCAGGGCTGAGCTAGACAGAAACGCAGGAAGCTTTAATGGGGTAGAGGTGCAAAGCATCCAATTTGACACAGCAGAAATATCCTACAGCGAGCCGCAGGAATGTTATTACGTAGAACAGATTTACACTGT